TATCTGAGAAACTATCAGTTACGGGTTCTCCCTCAACTGCGTTATTTCCTCTCATCAATAATGTTTTCATTCTCTCAATTTTGTCATTACACCTGAACCAAATACCCAACAACGATAACTTAATATCTTCTGGTGTTTTTAGAATTGTTCCCACTGCAATATTTTGTGGGCCGTAGTCGTATTGTTTTCTACAAAATAATTCATATTGTTCTAATTGTATTTTTAGAAACTCACCTGTCATTTCAGGATAAGTTCTTTCCATATATTTTACGACATCTTGTGTGTCCACCATTTCTTGGTCCTCTTTGGTTAAGGTTGCCTTTGGTATTCCTACTTTTGTAGGTGCGTCTTTAATCGCCATCATTTACTCCATATTTTTTTTAGTTGTTTTTCATCTACACCATACTTTGATATGATTGAATATACAACATCTTTACCTATAATGTCAAGTGTTTTTTCAATATTTTGTGAACTTTCTTCAAAGTGTTGACATAATATATCCATAGCCCACTTTTCTATCTTGGATTTCTTTTTAGACTTAGTGTATTTTAAAAAGGTTCTACCCTTTGGTAGTACATCTGTATAGAATTGATACACCGACTTGGGTTTTAATTCCCAATATTGTTGTATTTCATTCACTACTTCAATCCATTCTGGTTTCATTGATAGAAATCTATGCACCATATAATTGGACCAAGTCTTTTTGGATGCGTCATCTAATTCGTCCCAATAATTTGGTCGTTGATTGTTGGTAATTTCCTGTATGTGATTAAATAGTGTTTTTGCTTTCATTGTGAATAACCTTTTAGATATAAATAAATAGTAAGTTGTTTTTTAAAAATGTAAATTATTTAAAATAATCACCTTTTATAAAAGTGGCGATGACAAATCTGTCTCCACCAGAAAACTTTCTTATTTTATGTGCTGCAAATGATGGAAAAATAACAAGTCTACCTGGTTTTGGTTCAATCTGTGTGCTCCATATTTGTAGATTTCCACCCTCAAATTCATCATTTAAAAATAATACAGCGGCAATTTTAGTGGTGGTATCAAATACACCTAACTTTTTTATTAACATCTTATCATCACAATAAGTATCTTTTCCGTCTTGTGATAAGGAAACTAAGTCATCTTCTGTATCTAAATCAGAGTGAAAGTCTTCATCGGAAACATTTGAAAAAAATGTTTTAGGATAATGTTTACCGAAACAACCACCAACACCACCGATATCAAATTTAAAAGACATAGTATTAGCCAACTTGACAACATTAAATATTTTATCTGATATAGTATCATCATTAAAAGATACAAATCTTCCGTTATGTTTAGCAAAGTCTTTATCTTTGATTAGTTCTTCAGAATTCTTTATTTTTTCAATATATGTTTCACACTCCGATTGACTTAAAAAGTTGTCTTTTGAAACTACCCACTTAAAATCTTTATTCTTTTTATACAAAACAATCTCCGTTCATCCAAGTTACTAATGAGTATCTTCTACCCGATACGATAGGTGTAACTCTATGTGATAAAAATGATGGGAAGATTATTATACTTCCTCTTGTTCTTGGTGCGGTGTAGTTTTTCTCACCTGAGTCATCTGTGATACCAAACTCTAAATTTCCACCCTCATACATTGTTTCATCTGATAGTTGAACCACGGCTGTTAATTTTCTTGTAGAAGTTTCTTTTGAACCCATATCAGTATGCCATTTGTATTTACCACCATTTTCATATCTTAGTATTTTTACCTTTTCTAATTCTTGTATGTCATATTTCCATATAGATTGATTAGACAATTCAAATACCATTTTTAGTTTGTTTTTTAATTGTTCATTATTGATGGCAACCTCTTTATTATCACGAACTTTTTTATTTACAAGGTCATCATCATAATTACCTGCTAACTCAGAATCAGTTGGTTGTCCTGTTTCTAAATATCTCATTAACTTCTGACATTGACTTAATGATAAAAAGTTTTCTCTATGAACTACGAATTTAAAATTGTCATTTTGTTTCATCTTTTTTAACCTTTAACATATAGTATAATACTGAATCATAGTAGTGTAATAATAATTCTTCATCTTTTTTAATTTCTTTTATGGTGGTAAAAACTATCATATCGTCCACTAACTCTTTTTTCAAATTTGACTTTTCTTCTGACTTTGCTGAATTATAAATACTTGAAAAACCTAAACCAAAATATTGTTTATTGTCAAAAACATAACGATATCTTTTCAAATCATCAGAAATTTCTTCTAATATTGGTATTGTCAAAGATTCTTCTATAATTTCGTTATTGGAAATATCTTGTGTTGCGAATACTCCCCACCCGTGTAATTTTGATTTTCTTATTTCTAATTTATTACTTAAATATAACTTTTGTTTCATACACTATCTAAAGTGGTCCCCAACGAATATCTCTTGAATAACATATCGTTTACCTTTACTTATTGGAACTACATTATGACATAAGAACGCTGGAAATAATGTTAATGAACCTTTTAACTGGTTCATTGTATACCACTCTTTTGTATCTTTATCTTGAATACCGAACTGAACTTCACCACCCTCGTATTCACTTGGGTCTGTCAATTGAACAATTCCTACTAATTTTCTATTAGAACAACTACCTGCATTGAAATCTGTGTGCCAACCATAGAATCCACCTTTTGTATATTCTATTAGTTTTAATTCATCATCACACGCATCAATATCAAATTGGAATATTTTATCATTTACGATATTAGCCATTTGAAACATTTTGTCTTGTAACCATTTCCAATCTTTATTTACTTTGTCTGGTCTGAACTCGTTGTCTGGTTGGTCAAACAAATACCACTCATTAGTTTTTCTAATTTGTGGTATGATTGCGGTACCACCCGTTTCATCTCCGACACAACCAATTACATCTTGTTCTGATTCCATAATGTCTTTTAACAATTCATCACATTTTTCTTGTGATAAAAAGTTGGGAATTTGTATTGAATATTTAAAACTATTATTGTATTTCATATTACATTTTTGGAATATTATGAACTAAAATATCACTTTGGAAGTATGTATCAATATCCTCAACATCTAATGAGTAAAATGTTGTTTCTGCTGCTTCTTCAGTTAGTGATGTAACTTCTAATTCTGTTCCGTCTCCTTGTAGTAAATAATCTCCTGTTGAGATATCACTTACTTTTTTCCAAGACCAAGTATCTCCTGATTTAACGAAATAATCTGAGTCGGAATATGATGAGTTAGCTTTTGATAACTTTTTTGACCCATTTAATACATAATAGTCTGAAATTTCGTCTGATGATATTCCTACTACGATTGAACCACTAAATGAACCTGTTAAGTTTGTAGTGGTGTAATCTCTATAATCCATATCACTCAAACTCATATTATCTGGCCAATATGATTTAACAACATCTCCAACTTCTACATCTTGAACTTGTTTTGTAGAACCATCAAACATACCAATCAAACTACCACTTGCTGTCGTTCTTCCGTATGATTTAACCTTATATCCATCATTTCCGTCTGATTTGTGGGATAACAATGGAACCACATAATCTTTTAGTTCTATTTGTTTTGTTGGTGTTGTTAAGTAAACAAATCTACCTGTTTCTGAATTTTGTGAACTTCCACTCATTACTATAAATTTTTCAACTATGTGTCCCTCAGAACTTGCTGTTGCGATAGCATCTGTTACTCGTGTATTAGAACCATTCCAATCATACATTTTATAATTGTTGATAAATCCACCATCTACACTTGGATTTTTTATAATAAAATCTGGATTATTAGTGTTTGTTGTTGGTGATGATGAGTCAAATAGTGGTATCAAACTTTCACTTTCGGTTGATGAACTTAATAAACTTCTAAATGTTGTTTTATTAAATGAACCACTAACTATACTTTTTAAATTATCATCACTATACCAAGGTGTTTGTATAAACAAATGAAACTTGTCTAAATGGTCTGTGTTTTCTCTTTGTGAGAAATAAGTGTCTGATGTGTTATTGTTGTATTCAAAATTAGTCGTTATATCGTGTCTGGCAAAACTTGAACTAATTAAAGTTTGTTGATAAGTGGTGGGATTTTGTTTACCACCCTCTCTAACTCCATAAACATAACAAGTATTACAAGATTGTTCATTTGCATAATCTGATATTGAATTGTAAATAGAAGTTTGGTCAGATATTGAACCAACGATACCTACATTAGTGTTAAATTCTAAAAAGTAAATATCATTAGAACCTGTTTCAACCAAGTAATCTATATTACCAAGTATCCCAATATTGGTATTTGCCGGCCAACCACCTGCACTTCCTGTAATGTAATTTAAAAAATTTTCTGATTTTGTTTTTACTGACATAATGTTTTCCTATATATAAATATTACCAAATCAAAGAATTTAGTCCATTTAGTTTGTTTTGTTTTAGTTCATTTAATACTGATTCAAAGTCATAAATACTATGTGGTGTTGAATTTGGTTTTAAGTCTTTCATCAACTCTAATGATTTTTTAAAGTTTTTTCTACTACAATAGTGACTACCGATAATTTGCTTTTCATCTAACCATAAATATCTACTATCAAAAGAAATGTCATAACCGGTGTGTGCACCATAGATTACAACCTTTCCTTTTTTATCCAATAACTTTAAACTAAAATCTAATGTATCTTTTCCCAAATAATCTATAATGATTGTTGGTAATCCTTTTGATGATTTCATTGACTTTCTCATCATTTTTAGAGATGATTTTTGATTTAAGTCGAACTTTGTTCTATTAAAAGATAAATCTGCATTATTTGTTGTAAAGCAATCAGATGTAATAGTATAAACACTCAGTCCTAATTTTTTACATAATTCTATTGCTGTTGTTCCACAAGAACCACTACCACCCCAAACCAATACTACATCATCTTTTGTATAATTACAATTTTTTAGTGCTTGTAGATTTGTTCCATAGCCACCAACACTACAATCTTTCCAATCTAAGTGTTTTGGTTTTGGATAACACATATCTTCTTTTACAACCGCATATTCCCCCAGTAATCCATTGGTGGTTTCGTATCCAAATACTTTATTATCCATTATAGAATAAACTACAATTTCGTCTCCAACCTTTACATTAGATATATTTTTTCCAACTTGTTCTACTATACCAGCACCATCAGTTCCAAAAATTGTGTAATCACGATTATATAAATTATTCATATCTAATGGATGACCTGATTCTGCCCATACAAGATTATATGACATCATACAAACTTTTGACTTTATTAGAATTTCATCTTCTTTGATTGTAGGTTTTGGAACCTCAGTCAGTTCATATTTATTACTATTTCTTTTTAATATCCAAGCTTTCATACTCTTCTACAAATCCTTTAAGTTTTCTACTCATTTGATTAGCAGGTTTATTCCAATTATCAACAAACCCAAAACAATAATCATAACCTTGTTCTTTTAAATCATTAAATCGCATCCAAACTAAATCTTCACCTAACTTTCCATCTCTGTTATTTGGAAAAACATAACGATTACATAGTTTTGGTATTTCCCAATTGTAATCTATGAATGCCCAACCACCCTCAACTAAATAAAATGTCCAATTGTCTTTTAATCTACTTCGTAGGTCTTTTAAATTCCACTCTTGCCAATCTTTTCCAAATGAATCTTTAAAGTTATCCAACTCTTCTGATATCATTTCTATTTGTTCCCACTTGATATCGTTGTAATTTGTAAACTTTTGATATTCTGGAACTTTTCGTGGTTCGTAGTTATTTAAATCTATCTTGTAATACATCTTTTAATTTTTCCGCATATTGTTTATGAGATTTTGGACCTGGATGTAATTCGTCATCTGTATAATCTATCCTATCAAAGAATACATCAAACTTTTCTTCTGGTAAATCTCTATCCCAAGTTCCCCATATAATTCTATCACGACCTATAAAAGTATTTAGTAATTCATAGTTATGTAGAAAATTGAAATAATTGTTATACTCATTGATATCGACTTTTTCTTTTACTTGCCAAGGTTTCATAACAACTCCGTCATCATCAAACCAAGTTCTTCTAAAATAATGTGGCATTGTAATAATAAATATTTGTCTGGTTGATGTTGGTATGTAAACTTCTGATAGAGTCTTGACTGAGAAATCCAAACCTGTTCCACCTGCTCCATAATTATGAACTGATGTGTTTTCGTCACCTAATAAGTGAGTAAAGGTTTGTTCTTGTGGTAAATCCCAACCATAAGTCCAACTACAACCAAAAGTGTAGATTTGTTTTTTAGAATTTGGATTATTATAAATCGGGTCGTGTTGTCTACCACCCTCTAACTTACCATTATTATTTTCATAAATGTTCAGTCCTGTTTCGGTTCCGTCTTTATTTACCCTATGATTATCTTGGTATAACTTTTCTACATTATACTTAGTTTTCTTTTCCAAGTCCACTACCTTCTAACATCTTTTGTGGAACAACTCCACAATTACCACAACTATAAACTTGAATTGGAACTATTGCTTCTTTACCTGTTGGACTCATCAATGCCGATATCTTTTTTAAAAAGAATGCCGGTATAAAAGATGCGTTTCCACAATCTTCACATTGAATCGTATCTGCCTTTGATATGTCTAATTCCACTTGTTTTGGTGGTGCTGGGTTTGGGTGACTACTCATTTGATACTCCCTATTAATTCTACAAACATAGCCATAATGTTGATTTCTTTGTCCACTACGACTGCGTCTGATTGTTGATATTTTGATAAAATCAATATACACTCAGCGATATGTCCTTGTCCCCAATCGTCTATCGTATCATACATCAACCTAAACAAGTCCGAAAAGTCTGTAACTTTTGAGTCTGCAAGTAATTGTCTGATATTCTGAAATGATGATTTTTTATCTTGTGTTGTTAAGATTTCCAAAACTTTTGTTTTGTAATCGTTTTGTGTGATTGTATTTTCATCAATCACTAAGTTTCCATTGACTACTTGTCTTTGAGCACCATTGATTACTCTTCTGACATCTGGATATCCACCATTTACTATGGTAGCGATGTCTTTGATATCATATTCTATGTTCTCATTACCCAAGATATTGGCAAGATGTTGTGCAACTTGTTTTCTATCTGGTGGAATTATCTGGAAAGACTGACAACGACTTTGTATCGGGTCAATAATTCTTTCCACATAATTACAAGTTAGGATAAAACGACAATTCTTAGAGAAAGTTTCCATAAGATTACGAAGTGCTGCTTGAGCGTTTGGTGTAATGTAATCACACTCGTCCAAGATTATAACTTTCATATCTTTAAAACCTAATGTTGATGCGAAGTTCTTGACTTTCTCACGAACTACATCTACACTATTCTCATCAGATGCGTTTATATATAGATAATCACAATCAATATTATTGACCAGTAGTTTGGCAAGAGTGGTTTTACCAGTTCCTGCCCTACCGAACAATAGTAGGTGTGGTATATCTCCTGATTCAAGATACACCGACACCTTTGATTTTAAATGGTCATTACCAATGTAATTATCTAAGTTGTTGGGTCTATATTTTTCTACCCATAATGAGTGATTTACACTCTCCATTAATTAACCGCCTGTGTTGATACCAAGAAATATTCTGAATCGTAGTTATCGATTGAGAATTTAATTCTTGATAAACCTGCGGAACTAACTTCTAATGTTGCACTTTCACAATCTTTGTTTGCACTTAAGATTGAAGCGAACATATTTGCATTGAACGAGATTGGTTCAATGTCTGCTGACTTTGTGGTTTCTACTGGAATAGTTACACGATTAGATGCGATTGACGCATAACCGATAACGATTTTAGTTTCACCATTTTCTGTTAAGATAGTAAAAGTTTCTGCTTCGGACAAAGCACCTTTACCACTAATGAATGTATTTACGAAATAAGGGTCAACCTTAATACCTAACTCAAATGAATCTGGTAGATTCTTTAGTGCCGGTGGTGTTGGTATAACCGATAAATCACTTAACATATATTTTGATTTTGTTTTTCTGTTCGTGTCCTCGAACTCCATTGAGATAAACTTATCACCTGATTGTGATAGATTTACATCAATATCATCTCCCAATACTGACAACAACGATGTTAGTTGCCCTGTATTATACACACCTAATTCACAAGGTGATAGATGACTAAACTTATTCAACTCTACTTTACCCACTACTGACTTATCACCTGAGATAAATCTTGTTGATAATGAGTTTCCGTCTGAAGTCCATTTAGTTGATTTGATTTCTCCACCCAAAGTATACTTTGTGATGAAGTTTGTTAACTGCGTTTTGTTCATAACCATTTACTCCTATTGTTTTACAATTATAAATATAATATTGTTTTGTGAAAATCAAATTTATTTTTAAAAGAACCTATTCATTGATGTTGTTTTGTCCTCTACTCCACCCCAATCTAATGCCTGATAAAACATACCGATTTTCTTTGACATTGCTTGTTCATACATTTTACTATGGTCTATGTATTTTTTAATCATATCCAGTATTTGTGGTGGGTCTTCATAACCTTTGTATGCTATTGTATCAAATCCAAATTCATTTTCTTTTAAATACACCCATTTAATTTTATTACCATTAGTGATTTTTTCATATCGTTTTCCCTCATACCAATAATCAATCAATGAATTATAATTGATAGCTGATTTAACGTGGACTGGTGTTCCTTTTTTATATTGAGAGAAAGCACTTTCTGAATCCTTTACTTCATATTTTCCAATACCCTTTACTCCGATTGGATTTGCCATAACATCATAATGTAATGATGTCATATTTCTTTTGAATATTGATATTCTTTCATCAATCTTTTCCTTTGGAACATCTGCTAAGATATCATCTAATACTTTTTGTAGTAAGTCTTTCATAGCAACTGCGAAATTACTTCTAATGGTGTCCAATCCTTTTACATGCGTTTTGTTTACTTTACGACCCGCATCATTTATGATTCGTAATCCGTATCGTTTCTTCGTAATAAACAATCCTGTTTTTGCTACCACCTCTTGTTTAATATCAAACACGTGGTCATCTACATTACAAAACTTCTTGGCAAAATAATTGTAACTTTCATTTAAATAATCTTGAACCTCAGAACATATCTCCATAATTCTTTGTGTCATCATAGTTTCAGTTAGTTCTTGATTAGGAAATCTTTTCTCAATCAATGGAACTGCTGATGCGAAAATAGAGTCTGTATCAATATAAATAACATAGTCGTCATTTGTTTCTAATTCTTTATTGTAGAAATGATTGGTAATCTTTTTACTGAATTTAATTAATTGTTGACCCGTTGTTGTGGTTGCCTCAGCGTTATCCAAATCATAAAATCTAAATACTGGTAATCCCAATACACCATACAACGAGTTCAATACAATCTTCTGAATGTGTTGTCTTCTATCAAAGTATTGTTCTCTTTGAGTATCACCCTCTTCGTGAAACTTCTTAACGAGTTTTCTCATCTCTACTCGTTCATTGAACCACTTTTCTAATAGTGCGGGAATCAATCCTTGTTTGTCTGTTCTGTAAATAATACCATTAGAACTAATTGATATATCTGCTTCATCAAAATATTTTTGTAGTTCTTGTTTGGTCATCTTACCCATTTCTTTGTTATTTTTATTTAACATTGTGTAAGTTTTTTCTTTTGACTTATTGATAAACTCTTCTTCGTTCCAACCC